AACTTATTCATAATAGGTAAATACTGTCTTATGATTTTAGTTTTGATACCAGTATCTTGTAGGAGATATTGTGCAATATCAAAGTAAGACCTTTTATCAATCAACTCTTCTTTCTGAGTATTATGATGTTTCAAAGTCTTTTGTTCTTTGTTCAATTTTGCAGAATCGTCTGTAACATTTTCTGTTCTTAACTTTTCTATCTCTGTATTTATTTTTGCGATGTATTGATTAGACGCAGAAATCTCATTCTGTTTTTGTGCCACTTGTCTGTTGAGAGTGTCGACCTTGCTTTGAATTTTTTCGATTTCCTCGATTCGTTCATTGATAGTTGAGATATTGTTTGCAATCTCATCAATTCCCTTTTCGATTTCCGATACCTTTTCTGATGTTGTTGATATCTTCTCTTGTTTAAATTCGTCTTCCATATCTCTGTGACAGGTTGGACATTCGTCATTATCCTCATAGAATTTTATCTCCTTTGTACCTCTATCTCTTGCAAGGTCTAATTGTTTTTGCAATTCAAGAGTCTTGGTTAGTTTTTGTTTTACTGATTCACTATCCGAAGATTCATTCTGTAGGGTCTCAACTTCTTTTAACAGTACATTACATTCTTCTTGTACATTGTTAATGTTTGTTTGAGCTTGTGCAACACTTTCATTAAAGTCATCAATCTTTTGTCTACGATTATCACCAAGAGACTTGATGTGTTTTTTGTAGGTTTCGATTCTGTCTTCTGAAAGTCGGATTTCATAATCCAAATCGTGGAGTTCACTTTTCAATGCAGTCATTCTTGTCTTCAATAAATTATTCATAATAGTAAAGATATTGATATCAAGGATGTCCTCAATAATACCTCTTCTATCATTCTGATTCATTTGCATGAATGGTGTGAAAGTTGAACTACCTAAAATAACTACTTGAGTGAATGTCTTGTAGTTGAGTTTTAGGATTTGTTTTTCAAGTTGTTCTTGGTAATCCCTCATGTTTGCATCTTGGTTGATAATTCTATCGTTCAAGAATATCTCAAACACATTTGGTTTTGCACCTCGAACAACTCGATACTGCTTTGACCCAATTGCAAACTCAACCTCAACAACCATCCCTCTTTGGTTGACTGAGTTAATGAGTGAGTTCTTGGATATCTTACGAAATCCTTTTCCGAACAATCCAAAACATAGTGCATCTAACATTGTAGATTTACCACTACCATTCTCCCCCAAGATTAGGGTTGCTTTTCGATTGTCTAAAAAGACTTCTGTAAATTGATTACCAGTGGAAAGTAAGTTTTTCCATCGTACTGCTTTAAATTTTATCATGAAGCTACATCTAATGCCTCTGTATATAGAGACCTAACTAAATTTTCTAGTTTTGATTTATCACCAGAGATTTCCATCCCCTCGATATGTTTGGTTAATATAGTAAGTGTGTCTTCTGCATCTGAAGCCATTTCTTCGTCTGACATATCACCTAGATTACCATGGTCTTCTACAACCTTGAAATCTATGACTTCTGCTTTGTTGAGTCTTTCAATGAACAAGTCAAACCAATATGGATTTTCTTTATTGACCACAATGACTTTAACATACATGTCTTTTAAATGGTCAAAGTTCATTGCAAGTATTTCTTCTTGAGTTAGTTTAGTATCATCATAGAATACTTTTTCAAACATACGAATAGGGTTTTTGATTTTGGTCATTTCCCTAGTATCAGTATCAAAGACATGAAATCCTTTAGGGTCACCATAATCTGACCAAGTAAATTCCATTTGTGAACCAAGGTATGTTATGTTCTGCATTGTAGAACCAGTATGAAAGTGACCACTGTATACATGTTCAAATCTTTTGAAGGTATCAAACCCAAGACCATGAGACGAATAATAGCCAGGCATCATCATTGCACCTTCTATTTCCAAATGTCCCATTCCAACCTGTGCTGTTGTTAGTTCTAAATGTTCCAAACTATCTTCTAGGTTTCCTTTATGAATCCAAGGTATTAAGGTTATCTGACAACCATCATAATCCTTGGTAATAACATCTTTGTAGATATTTATATTATCGTACTTTAGAAGTGCATCACATGAGTTCACTTCACTTGTATTCTTATAATATAAATCATGATTACCAACAGTCAAGTCCATAGTAATACCATGTTCTATTAGATGGTCGATAAAGTGTTCTTTGTTTCTTTGTAGTGACAGAAAATTAATACCAGTCCTTTTATCAAAGTAATCACCCAAGTGGACAATATGTTTGATATCATTTTCTAATAAGTATGGAAAGAAGACTTCTTCATAGAACTTTCTCATATACTCGTGAAAATGGATACTATCGTTTCTGACACCAGCATGGGTATCATTTAAAACTGCAAATTTCATTTATTTTTTATTTGAATTAAAATATTTTTCTACACCTACAGGTCTACTATCATTCGTTTTTTTCTTTCCTCTAGGTTTGTAGTTGGGTTCTTCTAAATTATTTTGTAGGAATTCAACATACGAGTTATCATAAACTGTAGTATCTCCATCCATACTATCTACTGCATCAGTAAGGATACCACTATTCATGATTGCCTTATGTTTAATTGCAGCTTGTTTCTTTTCTTTTTGAATCCTTCTCAAGAATGCATAGTATATAATTTGGGTTATATAGGCAAATGCATTTTGAGATTTTTCTGGATTAAAGTTGTTTATATATTGTAAACAGTTTTCTATACCATCACATATCATTTCATCCCTATAGGAATAGTTAATAAAGTTTGGTTTAGTTGATAATCTGGTTGCAATTTTATAAATACACTCTCCAATGTATTCTGTCACTCTAGGTGGTTCTTCACCCTTTGCAATTGCATCTTTAACTGCCTTGTTATGTTCTGCAATGGCAGCTGTGAACTCTTTGTTATTTACATAGTGTTCTGGTTTTGCTTTAGTCCTTTTAGTCATATATCTATTATCTCATCATATTGTTATTTGTCAAGTAAAAAAAAGACTTGACAGAATCAAAATCTCGTGCTACCCTAGATATGTATCGTGGGAAACAAGAGAATATAGTATTAATGGACAATCTTTTTCTTACCCATTTGTTTCTCGAACTCAAGTAAATCAAGTTCTTCTTCCAGTGCAAGTTCTTCCTCTGGAATCATTCTCTGGTCTTTCATCATATCAGCAAATCTCTGAAATGCATCTGTACCCTTATCTAGTTCTTGTTTAGGTGACATTACATCTAATCCTATATCATCCCTAAGATGTATCCAATCCTTACATGCTTTATCGTAGAATTGTATGAATTTGTCATCGATGGATGTCGTGTATACTACCTCAGAAGCTGCAATGATTACCTTATTATCTCTAGTAAAAGGAACTAAAGGAGACAGTTTTATTACTGACCCTTTACCTGTCATGGATGGAGTAAGTCCAACATTGCAAGGAAGAGTCATTTCAACTGTTCCTGTATCTTCTTTTATTTGTGTCATTGCAATGATGTCTTCACCATTTCGTAGTTTTATATATCTGTATTGACTCATAGCTTTACTGCCAGTATTATTAGAATTGCAATAAGAAGGATGTTGGTAAAGCCTATCAAAATTCCAAGGATGGTATGATACCATATCCATCGTGTTTTGTATGCATTATCAACAGTCAACTCCTCTGGGTCTGGATTTTTCCAAGTATCAGTAGGTTTCTGTTTCCATAAAATATCGTACCACTTCAAAACTTCACCTCGTGTATTGTATATTTAAATCTTTCTTTACTATAAGTATTTATTCGTTCTTTAAAGTGTCTTAAAGTATAATTCTCTTTTTTCTTATAACTTAAATCATCTGCAATATCAAAAAGAGTTGCATTTACTTTATCTTTACTTGTCCTCAATACTCTTCCTATGGATTGTAATACACGAATCTTTGACTTACTAGGACTTGCAAATACTATATTATGTAGGTTCTTAATATTGATACCAGTTGAGAATGTACCATAGGATGCAATGATTACACATCCTTCTTCCTTTTCCATCAACTCTCTAACCTTTTCTCTATTGATTGTATCTGTTCCACCATAGATAAAGAATGATTTGATACCAGATTTTTGAAATGCATCGTATATTTTTCTACCATGTTTATCTACATATTGAAATAGAATTAGTGTATTTCCCTTTTGACCCATTGTTAAGTTCTTTATGAATTGTGTTCTCTTCTCATTACCAGCAAGGAATTCCATTTCTCTAGGATAATCCATAGATACAACTTCTTTAGATACCTCTGGTGGATATTTGAGTACTAGACATTGTATATCTAACTCTGCAAGAACACCCTCATCCATAAGGTCGGCACTTGTAGTCACATAATGGGTGGGGCCGAACAAACCTTCGAGAACTAGTTTGTGGGTTTGTGTATCATCGAGTGTTCCTGTTAGACCCCACCTGTGACCTATGTCTTTCATCTTTTCCAT